CCACCAGCGGTGAAGTGACCGCAGGTTCGGATATTCGCTACAAGGACGTCCAGCATGATTGCAGCCTGCCTCTGCCATTCATCGCAGCCGCGCCTTTGTTCAACTTCAAGTGGAAGGGCGAGAGGGATGATGGCCGCGAGCATATCGGTACGAGTGCGCAGTATTGGCAGGAATACGCTCCTGAATTTGTGTCGGGTGACGAGGACTTCCTGCGGCTGAACTACGGGGCACTGGGTGTGGCGATGGGCATCAGCAACGCTCGCGCCATACAATCGGTGCATGAGCAGATGATGGAATTGGCCAAGAGTTTACAGCGGCTCACCGAAGAGAACAAGCGGTTGAGCGAGGAATTGGAATATATCAAGAAAGGAGGACAGCAATGAGTTACGATAAGACAACGGGGATAATTACAGCCCCAGTGAGCACCGCGGACATCCGCACTGCCCTCGGAACCACCGAGACCAAGCTGAGTGCGCTGTGTAAACATAACGGTATAAAGATAATGGCCAAGTACAAGCCCGTCAAGCAGGACGAAAAGGATGGGCCTCTGACAGATACGGAACGGGAGCAGGTGAGATACGGGGTGAGCATACCTTCCATCGCTTACAGCGCGATATTCAATGGTAATGCGTGGTCGTACACCCGTCCGGCGAAGAAATTCCGTATGCGTGATTTCGCTGGCTATAATGCCAATGCGGATTTCGTGTTCAAGTGGGTGTTCGATGAGAAGATGCGCACCAATGGCTCGAGCACGAACAATTACGAGTTCAGTTGCGTGTTCACGTGGACGAATCCTGCTACGGGAGTGCTGGGGCCGAAGGACTTGTTCACCACCGCGGAGCTGAAATACTATCCTACTCTGGTGATGTATTACGCGACCACTAATAAGTGGTATTGCCTCTCGTGCGAGTTCTCTGTGCAAGACCTTATCACCAAAGGCTGGTACGGCTACGGAATGTCCGTGCTTATGAAGAACACTCCGTTCTATTCGTTAAGTGCTGGCTCGGTCATTCAGGTAGGTATGTTCCTCTCACCGCAGAAAGCATCAGGCTCGGACTCAATATCGGGTAACGGATTGTCGCTGGAGTATGAATCGGGTAAGGCCACCAAGAGTTATTCTTTGGTAGTCACAAAAGCGTTTGATGATGTGACGGTGACGATAACGACCACACACGGCACCCCGACGGTCAATACATCCAAGCTGTCTATCTCCTATACCAAAATCAAAGTGGAGATAACGGCAGACCGCGACTGCCTTATTTCAAGCATATATTTTCGCTTGAAAGGGACTATCCAAGGTCAGAACCTTACGGGTGTGACGGAGTGGCTGACAGACGAATATTCGCTGTCAAAGAGTGATATGACGGAGGTGAAAGAGAACAATTACGTAACGGGCTACAAATGGAGCAAGACCTTCGATGCCGGATGGACGTTGAGCACTACGGCCAACGGTCAGACCCCGCACGGCTCGTTTACGGTGTTCGGACTTTTCTCGCAGACGACACGCACAGCCGACCAATGGACCGCAGGCACTGACTGCTACGAGAAGGGGCAAGAAAACGTAACATTTTAAAAATTAAGATATATGGCATCAATAGAAGGGAACAGCAAAAAAATCAGTGAATTGCCAGTCAAATCATCGGTGACGGGCAACGAGCGTATTCCCTACGCTCTCGACGGGGAGAACGGCAGCTTTCTTGCCTCTTCCCTGCGAGGGCCGCAGGGTATTCAGGGTAACAAGGGAGACAAGGGAGACAAGGGCGATGCGTTCACCTATGAAGACTTCACCAAGGAGCAGATAGAGGAACTGCAAAAACCTGCCAACGACATGATAGCCGTGTTGCAGGCTGCGGACGAGAAGTATGCCACCAACGAGGCCATCAGGAACAACGCGGAGACGAACCGGGCGAACACGTTCACCATCCTCAAACAGAGCATGGACGACGCGACAGACTATGCCAACGAGGTGGCCCAGCATCCCACCTACGTGGGCGAGGACAACTACATCTACGAGTGGAACCACGCGACACAGACCTTCGACAAGACGTACAAGCTCGTCAGGGCTGGCGGTCTGACCATTGACGCGCAGTATTCCTCCGTGGCCGAGCTGGAGGCTGACAAGACCCCCTACAACGACGGACTCTTCGCCATGGTGAACACGGGCGATGTGGAGAACCCCGAGGACGCGCGGCTGTACATCCGCAAGTCAGGCAAGTGGGTGTTCGTGGTGGATATGTCGGGTGCCATCGGTCTGACGGGCAAGACACCGCAGCTCTTCATCGGTACGGTCTCTTTGGGCAAGAACATCAATGATGGGGGTGTGTCGCTTAGCTATGCGGGTACGGACGATGACGGGAATCCCAAGTACGACATCAACTACACCATCCCAAGGCTGACGTATGACGATTTGACCGAAGAGCAGATTGCCGAGTTGCAGAAACCTGCCAACGACATGATAGCGGTGCTGAAAGCCACCAACGAGGCTGTGACGGATGCGGAGAGCAAGCGCGTCACCGCGGAGGATGCGAGGGTTAAGGCCGAATCGTCAAGGGTGACAGCCGAATCGTCAAGGGTGACAGCCGAGAACAAGCGCGTCAGTGCGGAGAACACCCGCGTCAGTCAGGAATCCGCGAGGGCCACTGCCGAAACGGAGCGTCAGACCAACGAAGAGGCGCGTAAGTCCAACGAGACGGAGCGCCAGACCAACGAGACCACACGGAAGAACGCGGAGATCCTTCGCCAGCAGCAGTATCAGAAATGCGTCACGGCCACCGAGGATGCCACCGCAGCCGCGAGTAGCGCGAACACAGCAGCGACCACCGCCAACACCGCGGGCGAGCGGGCCGAGAGTGCCGCCACCCACCAGCCCATCATCCTTCAGAACGCGAACTGGGGTGTTTGGGATATAGAGACACAGCAGTACGTGGATAGCGGCAGCACCGCGCTCGGCTCACTCGTCTATCCCACCTTCGATGTGGAGGACGGGGACTTGATGATAGAGTCGGACACCGAGATACCTGACGGAATGTATGAGGTGGACGACAACGGAGACTTGATAGTAACCATTTAAATGTAAAAGATATGGCAGATAAGATTAAAATCAATGCTGGGCACGTGGCCGTGACACCCGAGGGCGAATACGATGCCACGAAGACCTACCGCAAGCTGGCGGTAGTCCATGCCGGGAACTCCAGCTATATGTCGCGTGCCAAGGACAACACGGGCAATCCCGTCACCGACACGGACTGGTGGCTGGAACTCGTGAACGGGGATGACGCTGCGGCTGCGGCCCTCATAGCCAACAGCGCTGCGGACAAGGCCGCAACGGCAACCTCCAGTGCAAACGCTGCGGCCACCAAGGCCACACAGATGGCCGCGACAGCGAACGCAGCCGCTTCCACGGCCACCACGGCCACCGAGAGCGTGCAGACCTCGCTGGCAGACCTCGAGGCCAAGAAGGAAACGCTGGAGCCTCTTGTGACGGAGGCTGCCCAAGCCATCAAGAACGCGCAGGACGCGCTGGCGCTCGCCACCGAAGGGTTCGAGCCGACGCTGCTCACTCCCGCGGTGATGTACGTGCCCGAGCTGGAGGAAGTGCCCGTAGGGGCCACCGTAAGCGTGGCACCCACCATCTACCCCGAGAGCGCCAACAAGAGCGTGGTGTACGCGCCGCGCACCTTCAACGCGGACATCGACACGGAGGGCAACGTGACCTGCACCGTGGCGGGAAAGGTGAGGGTGAACGTCTACCCTACACAGAACACCCAGCTGGCCCGCACGGTGGATATTACCTACCGCGAGCTGGTATCGCGCGAGGCGGAGGACGGAACGGCCCGCGAAACGGAGGATGGAGAAGAGATAGAATGTTAAACTATTAATAGTATTAAGTTATGAAGATTACAGACATGCCTTTAGCTTCCGCACTCGACGGGTCGGAAGTGTTCGAGGTCGTACAGAACGGACAGAGCAAGCAGTGCTCTATCCTTGAGATTATGGCGGCACAGCCCGATGCCAACGGCATCTACCCCGATGTGCCCCTGAACCGAGTTGTCATCAAGCGCTACTCTATGCAGACGTCCACTGTCGCCGCCGTGGAGGGCAACCTGAAGATGATTGACATGCTGGTGGCCAAGTGCTTCCCCGTGCTGCTCGACAGCAACTCACTGCCCGTGGCCTACCTCAACGGCTCGGACATGACGAAGACCGTGGACGGGCTGCCAGCCACTCTCGACGACCCCACCATGCAGGTGATGGCGCGGCTGGGCGGATGGTGGCAGAAGTACGAGTACGATGCCTCCACCAACGAGAAACTCATCAAGCTGAGCGTGTACAAGGTGCGCGGCTACCGCTACGTGCGCAGACGCTACCGCGGATGCTTCAACGCCACCGTCTCTGACGGCAAGCTGTTGAGCAACTCGGGCCTTTGGACCACGCAGAGCGTAGCCATGCAGACCTACCACACCTATGCCAAGGCAACGGGCGACCACTACCGCGAGATTGCCATCAGCGACCACGAGTGCATCCGCAACCTCTTCTGGCTCATCCACAAGACATTCAACTCGCAGAGCGTATACCGCGGCATCGCGGACGTGTCGAACTGGTCAAAGTTCAGTCAGGCTGGCGCGGGTGGCCAGTCCACTTACGGACAGATGCACAAGACGGGCATCACGCTCGACATCAAGGGACACGAGGGAGAGAAGGAGATTACCGTCACCTCGCCCGATGACGACACCATGCAAGTCACCTGCAAGCCCAACAAGTTCCTTTGGTGCGAGAACGCCATCGGCGGCATGTACTGGCTGTGGGCTACGCAGTATCTGAAGAAGGACGGCATTTGGTACCGCTGCAACGACCTCGACAAGATTGCCTTCTCTGTCACCAACGACTACGAGGCGGTCTGCGAGCAGCCTTCGGGTAGCGGATATATCCTCGAGACCTTCGAGGACACCATGATACCCACCGCTGTCGGAGCCTCCGAGACCACTGGATATGCGGACTATTTCTACCGTAACGGCACTGACACAGCAGGACAAGTGTATGTCCCCGCCCTCGGTGGTAGTGCGAACTACGGTGGCTTCTGCGGTGTCTCGACCTTGGACTCGGGCAGCGTGCCTTCGACCTCGGGCGCGAACTGCGGGGGTGCCCTCGCTTCCGATGACCCGACCGACACGACAGCCGAGGGAACGGTAGCCGGATAAACGAAACCGCGCCCCTTTAGGGGCGAAAACCGAAATCGGGGCGAAAGTCCCGTGGGGCTTCCCTTCAAGTCCCCGCCCTCGGTGGTAGTGCGAACAACGGTGGCAACTGCGGTGTCTCGAACTTGAACTCGAACAACGTGCCTTCGAACTCGAACGCGAACTACGGGGGTGCCCTAACTCCTATAAGAAATCGTAACGGAAGGAAAGAGATTTTCTTGATATGAACTTAGGAGGGGAAGTGCCTTGCTAATTGCTCCAATGGAGCCGCCCTGAAAGGGGCGAGCAAAATATGTTACGCTCCACGGTCGGCCAGTAGGGAGGGCAGTTGTACGCTCCCCGGACACCGCTCGTACCCAATGGAAGCGACTTCCATCAGAACGGGTGAAACGATATAGGAATAAAGATACCATGAAAAGAAGGAAGATTGATTTTGAAGAGATGACGTCCTACTGCTCCCTCTACAACGCTTGGGTAAGATGCTCGAGAGGTGACGGGAAGGACAGACGCAGGGACGTCAGAAGATACGCAGTGAACCTGAAGGAGAACCTCCTTCGCTTGCAGCAACGTCTGAGGGACGGAACGTGGGAACCCGACAAGGGACGCACGTTCTACCTTCGGACGGAGGGCAAGATAAGGGAGATTCACACCGTGGGCGTGGAGGACAGAATAGTGCATCAGATACTCGTCAAGGCTTTCAACCTGCAACGGCACTTCGTCAGGCGCACCTTCGGCTCCATCAAGAAACGGGGCACGCTGAGAGCGAACAAGCAGGTTCGGAAAGACCTTCGCACGAGCGGTTACAACTACTGCGTGAAGCTCGATGTGAGGAAGTACTATCCTTCCATCGACAAGAACATACTGATAGCGCTTGTCAGGCGCAGGTACAAGGGCGAGGATGCCATAAGGCTTTACGAGAAAGTCCTTTGGAGCTACAAGCCCGATACGGACAAGTCCATATCCATCGGCGCTCTGACAAGTCAGGACAGCGGTAACTTCTACCTCACTCCGCTGGACTTGTACCTCCTTCAGGAATTGAAGGTAAGGTACATGTCAAGATACGTGGACGACATCGTCATCCTCGTCAGGGACAAGGAGGAAGGTGAGAGGGTAATCCGAAAAGCCACGGAGTTCGTAAGGACACTCGGCCTCGAGTTCGGGAAGATACTTCTCTTCCCCATCGACAAGCGGAGGATAGACTACTGCTCCTACGCGGTGAACGGAGAGAATGTGCGGTTGAGGGCATCGACCAAGCGCAGGTTCATCCGCAAGCTGCGAAACCTTACCAAGCGTCCTCAAAGACCGGAGTACGAGCGTAACTGTGTCTGCTCCTACCTTGGGATGCTGCAATATTGCAACGGATATAAACTTTTAAAAGATTTGAGAAATGAATACCATCAAGTTTTTGGCCGCATCGACCGACATGCCGAGAGGTGCGGAGAGCAAGAGAGAGAAACTGCCAGTGCCACAGCCGCAGATGGACGAGTACAGAATATACTACAACCACCGCACAATCGAGCGGGATATAACCGAAGAGGAAACCGGGGAACCCGAGTCCGTGTCTGTACCTGCGGCTGACTTCGTGTCGGTGCAGGCAGACCACGAACCCACCGATGCCGAGTGGCGCGAGGTTCTCTCTGAGAACGGCTTTGACGATACCACCATCGACACCATACTTGCCGATGAGGGTTAGCGAGACGGGTGTAGCGTACAGAGGCGGATTCAAGGGGTCGTTCATTGACGTGGGCAACCTCATCGACCACAAGGTCAGGATGGATATTCTCGACTTCACCTCGGACAAGAGCTGCGTAAGGGACTGCGAGGACTACTGCCGTATGCAGATACGCGTTGCGGGCAGGCTGTACGTCACCTGGCACTCTTCGGCCATCCTTACCGACTTCCTGAAGGACTGTCGGGAGAAGGAGCGGACGGACGGGGTGAGCGTGTTCCCCATCGAGGACTGCATGATTACCTTGGGCGATGACAGAGGCTACTACCTCGAGGACGCGCCCGATGGTTCCGCCATCTCTGACTGTGACCTTGAAAAGATTGTGGGGCACAGCCGAAAACGAAGATAGTTCTTTGTTTTAATGTATAGCGATAGGGCACTCTTAATAAGACGAGGGTGCCCTATTTGTTAATTATTTAAAAACAAAATGTTAAAATAAAGTTTTTGTTTGCAGTATATAAAATTATAGTTTATTTTTGGGGAAAATTTAAATCAAAATCATTATGTCAAACAAGAAATCAATCAAGAATCGTAGTTCGGGTTCGTCGAAGAAGGGCGTGTATCACGCGAAGGCCCGGATTACCGCTCACGTAAAGGTCAAACCGAATGGTCAGCCGAGAAGAAAGGGATGGGGATAACATCAAGCGCGTTATCGCCATACTGAAAAAGACCACGCTTGCCGTCAAACTGGTTCCCTTCTTTTACTCGTTTCTGACCTGCGTAAGCATTATCGCCTATATGATGGTGTCGGATACTGTTTGCACTTTTCTTGATACCATGTTCTATACTTCTCCACTCACAATCTTTGTCATGTTCTTGCTGTCCTATTCGTTGAAGTTATGCAAATGGCACAGGCTGGAATGTGCGCTTCCCTTGCTGCCGACACTTGTAGGGCTGCTTGATAACTGGATAGACATCGTGGAGTACGCCGCTTTACTAAACTGTCTTACAATGACTGCTATCATTTTATTATCAATATTAAACGCTATAAAAATGTTTTTATGGAAAAAGACATTCAAACAATGAAGAAGTGGCTGATTACACTGTGCGACTTCTTCAAATACCAACTCGAAAATGATAAATGCACCGCAGAGGAAATCCGCAGTTTCTCCAACATGGTAAACGGAAATCTCGAAGTTGACGCAACCGTTGAGGATATGGCCGGATACTTCGGTCAGTCCGAACAGAATGTGAGAAACGTGCTTAACCGGCATTACGGCGACAGACCGAAGAGAAGGACGCTCCACTCAATGTGGTTCGCCATCAGGAACGCGCCGGCAAAGTGGTTCGACAGAAAGTAGGAATTGTGTGTGTTTAATATACTTGTTCGTTATTTATTTTTTTAGTGATTGCTTATCGTTATTAAATGGAAAGGCGAGTCGTTGTGAAGCGACCCGCCTTTTTTAAAACCCATTTGTCAAACAAAACTTTTGTATATGCAATCAAGAAACTCTACTCGAATCAAAAATAAAAAGGCAGCTGCTCTCGCGAGTGGTTGCCCCTCCTTAAATTTTATCTACTATGAAAAACACATCTTTTCAAGACATTTTCAGTGCAAAACAAAATGCTTCAAAGGTATCTTTATCTTAATTTCCGGTGACGCTTCACCGATGTAAGGATAATATAAAGATGACTAAACGTATTTAATTTTCATCACCTTGCAAAGATAATACAAACAAATGTGAAATCCAAACTTCCAAGCGATTATTTTTCAGTCACTTTGTATGTTTAAGAACATAATTTTGCAGCATAAAAACTTCTCCGTAACTTTGCACCATACGAAAGGAATAGTCCTTTCGCAAACGCTAAAACAAATGGATTTATGGAAAATCTGACTATCTCAGATGTTATGGCTCTTCGTCGTGACGATGAGCATGGGTACCGCAGACATTACGGATACGGTACCGCCGCAACAGGCTTGGCGCTCGGCGCGTCAGGTCTGGCCGTAGCCCTCTTCGGAGGCGCCGCCTTGTGGGCAGGTCTGAACTCGGCCGGCAAGGCCCGTTCGGAAGGCGCGTACAACACCATGAACGCGCAGGCGAAAGCCAACGCAGACCTCGTGGCATTGCTTGCCAGCCGTGTGACCGAGGAAAGCAACCGTGCCAACACCATCAACATTGATGTGGCGCAGACACTGCGTAACCTGACGGGCGCTACCGCTACCGGCGGCCAGTCGTCCGCACAGTCACAGGCTTTGGCTACCGCAGAGGCACTGGCGTTGATTAACCAGCAGAACACTGCAAATCCGCTGTCAAGTGTAATTCAAAACGCTTGCAGCCTTCGTGTGACGCGAGTGGCTGAACAGAACTGCGGTTGCGGTTGCAACGGCTAATCCTACTGCGAATGGAGAAAACTTGGGGAGGCGACACATTCGCCGCTTCCCCTTTTAACCGAGAATTTTAATTTATGTGGTGGAAGAATAAAATCGACTTGAAAATGGTACAGCCAACCTCAAAGATGAGTTTGAAAATCAGTTGCCTGATGGCATGCAGGAACAACGTGCAGGAGGCCGAGAAGCTTTACGGGTTCCTCGCGGAAGGGATAGGCTCGCTGCCTGACTTCGACGCTCCTGTCCCCAACGCTTTCGAGCAAATCAAGCAAGGGGTCGGGCAGGCGTTCGGCTGGTTCAAGGACAACAAGGACGACATCATCAATGCCGTCGGATACATCCAGTCCATGCGACACGGTAGCTCTCCTGTACAAACTCCACAAGCCGAAGAGCCTCTTCCTCCGTTAACCCTTGATACGGCGAAGAAATGAAAGTAAGGGAGATAAAGTTCCTCGTGTACGCCAACAATGACGACGAGGCAGAGAAACTGTCAGACGCCCTGTTCGCTTTTGTGGACGAGAAAAGGATGAAGGGCATAGCGGTTACGGCAAACGCGCTTACGGACGCTCTGAACAAGTACAAGGGGAATATATTCGTGAACCAGTTCTTAAAGTCATACAGCAATGGAAAATAAAAGTATCTTCACCGTGCTGGCCGAGGCTGTCGGCACAGTGAACCAAAATGTGGTGGACCTGTTCGCTCTCGTGGACGAGCAGGCAAAGAAGATTGACGAGATTCACTCGGCTCTTTTCGCGTCCACAAACGATATAAAGCCGGCCAACGACGGCGGCGAGGCTTGATGTAAGTAATAGTCGTCTTAAATTCTAACTTATGAGTTGTAATTGTAATCAGGTGCAGCCGGCGAACATCACGGCTACACTCGCTGCGGGGTCGGTGGCATCCCCGTTCTACGTGATGGCGAACATCACCCAGCGTCTTTGCTACAAAACGTGTGCGGCGAACACTCCGGTGTTCAGCCCGAGATTCAGTGTGCTCTCCTTTGCGAAGGTAGGCACGTCGCAGTACATGGCGACCTGCCATGTGGAGGGCATCATCAGTTACATTCCCTGCGGCGGAGGGTGTGACTGTACGAAACAGCAGCCGTTGAGTCAGAACTTCACCATCCCGTTCTACTCAACTTCGACTCCGCTTACCGTATCCATCGTTCAGGGTACCACCATCAACGATGTGGCCGTCAGCGGATGCCAGAGCTGTTCGCGTTCGTTCATCTCTGAAACGCCTCTCTCATTGACCGTATCATCGACCGCGACCGCTGCGGCAGAGCAATGATACCCATACTGATGGCGGCGGTCTTCGCCACGGTGGGCGTGCATCTCGGACTTTTCGAGGCTGTCACAGGCGTGATTGGGAGAATGGCAAGATGCGAGAAATGCTGCTCGTTTTGGCTCTGCCTGATAGTGGCATGGTACACCGGAGAGAATATTGTATCCGCCTTCTTCTGCGCCATAGTGGCCGCATACCTCAGCCACTGGATAGGGCTGCTGCTTATATTGTTGAACAAAATCTATGAGAGGTTATGGCAAAGGGTAAACAGAAGGAAGTAGTCAAGCCGGAGATTGAATATCCGCTTATGGGCACGTATCACCCGCTTCCTAAATTCAATTCTAACTGTGTAAATTGTTAAGTTATGGGAATGAGTTACAAATCCATGTTGGAGGAAGCCAAGAAGAACGGCGTTACCTCCGAAAAAGTGATGTGGGCCGGCATCGAGGATGTGGACGGCCTGCTGTGTACCGTCAAGGAACTCGACAAGCAGAAGTATTATGACTTCATGCGTCACGCCTACGGCACGCTGTATTCCAACCACTACGCCACGAAAGAGTTTGCCGAATGGGACGTTGAGCAGATGTGTTCCACACAGACTGACGGCAAGAAGCTTGAAGGGCAGTACTGGACCTGCGAGCAGGTGTATGACGCCTACAAGTCGATGGGCAAGTCGGTTCCGTCCGGTGTGACCAAGTACGACCTCTATGTGGCCGCCAACTCCGCCAAGCACGACTTCGGAAGAAAGTTCTCCGACGAGCAGGTGCTGGAGATTGCTTGGCTTTTCTACTTCGCCGACGAGGACTATCCTTCCGGCGACAAGATTTACAGGTATATGAACATGGTTCACGGCAAGTAGGCTTATGGAAATCCGAATCGAGATAAGGAAGGGCGGATGGACCGTTCAGACGGAAATCCGCGATGTGGAGGACGATTCCGTAGTGAAGGCCGCCAAGGCCGTAAGGGATGTGTTCATGCAGGACGGCGTTCCCGAGAGCTTGAACGGGCTGCATCCGTTCTTTCGGGAATCGGAGTGAAATGGGTAGGGGTGGCTTAAAAACCGCCCCTTTCTTTTGGATTTTTGAAAAGTTTATAATTACCTTTGTATCAGATACTTTTTAGTTATAACTTAAAGACTTAGGAAATGGACTTTTTGAAATCATTGATTGTTTCCATCGTGTCGGCTGCGGCGGCATACCTGCATCCGATTTACGGGGAGGTTCACACGATACTGACGGTATTGGCCGTGAACTTCTTCGTGGGCCTTCTCGTGGGACTCTTTGTGAACAACGAGGGATTCCAGTTCAGAAAAGCGTGGAGGTGCGTCGTGGAGGCTACGGCGTTCTTCGCTCTCGTATGCTTCATCTATTACACCGGCGACCACAAAGGCACGCCCGAAAGCGCCACCCAATGCGTCAGCTTTGTGACCTACGCGGTCATGTACTTCTACACCACGAACATTTTAAGGAATATGTGCACGCTGCTGCCTGACGGGACAGTAGGTCATAGATGCGCTTCATTCCTGTACTTTGTGGTCAGCGTGGAGTTTATCAAGAAAATACCGTTCTTGGCGGATTATTTCAATCAGGAGAAAGAAAAGGAGGTCAAAGATGAAATCAAGTGAGAAACTTATCAGCCACATCAAGGAATTTGAAGGGCTGAGACTGACGGCCTACAAATGCTCGGCAGGCGTGTGGACCATCGGCTACGGCCATACGAATGGCGTCAAGCAGGGGCAGACAATCACCGCGGAGAAAGCGGAGGAACTGCTGAAGGAAGACTTGTTCTCTTTTGAACAGGGTGTAATCGTGCTGGCCGGACAAAAAGGGTTCTCGACAACGCAGGGACAGTTTGACGCGCTTGTGGACTTCGCCTACAACCTCGGACTTAGCGCACTCCGCTCGTCCACACTCGTAAAGAGAATCGCCGAAAACGCATCACTCAGTGTTATTCAGGCGGAGTTCAAGAAATGGGTAATCGCCGGAGGGAAGGTTCTCCCCGGACTTCAAAGACGCCGCGAGTGGGAAGCGAACCGCTATGCGGAAGAAGCGTAAGAAAGGAGGCTCGCCATGACAGAAAAAAGAAAGGATTTCGGAATCACATGTATCATCGTCGTAATGGCCGTGTGCCTGTTCCTCGTCAGCTCATGCAGGACGACAAAGTACGTACCGGTGGAGACAAAGGTGACTGAAACGGTCGCCTACCACGACACGACGATAGTGGAAAGGCTCAATGTCTATCACGACACCATCGCCGCTCCGGACACCGTCAGTTATCTCGAGAACGAATACGCCTACTCATGGGCGCGTTTCCAAAACGGGCTGTTGTCACACTCGCTCGGAACCAAAGAACACGCTGCCATAACCGTAGAGGTGCCGAAGTACATCGAGAAAACGGTCACTAAGGAGATACCGCAGATAGTGGAGGTTGAGAAGGATTTGAGCAACTATCAGAAATTTATGATTAAAGCGGGAGAGTTCCTTATCGTGCTGGTCATCGCATCGGCGATAGCCTACACGGTGTTCAAGGTTATAAAAAGGGATTAAAACAGCAGTTTTCTTTTTCATAGCGTACTACATAAAGTTAAGTTTTCTTCATTTTCAAAGATTGTGAGGGCTGGCGGTCTTGGTTGTGAAACCGGGGCCGCCTATCTTTTCCCATCCGAATACCAGTCAATGTCATCAAGCCTTAGATTCGTCCGAATGTTGTCGATATGGATAAGTGTACACAAATCGAGAGAAAGTCGCTTAGAGAGCCTGTAAACGCTTGTACGTGGTATTCCAAGCACATTGCTTATCCTAATCAGCGGCATACCGTCCAGCTTGGCGACAAAGCACATGACAGAACGGGCGTACTTGCACTCCTTGGAAGGGGATTGAAGTACGTCCGGCTGTTTGAGCCTCATTTCGAGGCATACGGCGTTAAGCAATGTCTTCGGTGTCATCAAATAGCGTGGGCGTCCTGCCCTCTACCAATGCGACCAAATCCGATGTCTTGTAAACCTCCGTCACGGCGATATGATGGAAGTAGCGCATCATCTTCGTCTTCAACACGTATTCCTTTGGAAGGAGGAACTTGCTAATCTTCACATCCACGACAATCACCTGACCCCTCAGTGTGAAACGGAAGTCGGCGATGTAGTTGATAGGCAACTGGACGGTTCTCTCACACAGTTTCTCCTTCGTTTTAAGGTGCTTGGTGTACGTTTCCTTGATGGCCGGGATAAGCTCGTATTTTGGCTGGCATACGAGGTCACCGATGAGGCCTATACGCTCGTAATCCTTCAACAGCATGTAAGCGTCTCCCTCCCTCTTCGAGTCAAACACCCTTCCGTCAATCTCGACCTTTGTGTTGTGGTACTTGGTACCCTTCTTTCTCTTCAAC